AATACGCTTTTTTGCTAGACAATCGCTCATAGATTCTTGAACACGATGTTCAATAAGTTCACCATTTAAAAATAAACATAATGCTATTACTATTTTAGTCATTGTCTCCACTCACATTCATTATATTCATTATTATAATCGAATTCTTGTAAAGTTCCAGCGTTAATGATTTCCGTTTCCATTTGCAAATTTAATATTCCTTGTAGCATCTTTTAATTTTTCAATATCTTTTTTTAATTTTTCAATTTCTTTTTCATGATTAGATAACATTACACCTGTATGTACATTGTCTTCTAATTGTTTTTGCATTTTTTCTATTTGTTTTGCTTGCCATTCCAGGAGCATGAATTGTTCCTGGTCCACGGGCTTTTGAACACTTGCTTCTAATAAATCTTTTTCAAATAATTTATTTTTTGTCTCAAGATTATTAAGCCTTTCAATTACAGTAAAGCTAAACCATGCACCTATAACAATGGCACTAATTAAACCTAATAAATTTTTTAATGGTAAACCGATGCTTGTGTTTTCATTAATTTTCATTACATTAAATACCGTTTAAATTAGGATTAATAATATTTTTCTTTGCTCTTGGTCTTGCATTAGATTCCTTACTTCTTTTTCTAAGTTGAGCAATAGCAGACTCTTGCTTTTTCTTTTCAATGTATTGTTTTTTTAAATCTCTTAATAAATTCATTTACCCTCCAGGTCATAAAACATTTTATCAGAATCTTCTGTTACCCAGTCAGGTCCTTCGACTTCCCAAACGGTATTTTGCACCTTATAGTCTGGCCAACTGTTATCAGTAGTATAGCTATTAATGTGCCAAAGGCAGCGATTATTAGGCTGAGCTGCATAATTGCCGTTAGCAAGAGCCAATATGTGTGCACACTTATGCTCTTGAGGGATTTCAGAATGTTCTGTATCCAGTATATTAGTCTCTGGGTGCGCCCAGTCAATGGTAAAAAGATATTGTCCTTCATAAAATTTCTTATCTTTACCACGAAACTTGCCGTGAACGCCAGCTAGATAATCAAATTCATGAACAGAAGGATAATAACTAAAACAATTCCACAGTTGAAGCTGGTCAACCGACATATCGGGCACTTCGGCTCTACGAAGATGTTTTTGGAAAAACGCTGAGATAGGCAGACGAAAGTAGACCGCACCATTCGGGAGAAGGATGTGAAATAAGAGGGCGCGTCCTGATATACTTGTAACACCAAAGACCACACAGTCTTCTTCACCTCTTTTAGAAAGGTCCATATCATAGAGATACTCGGTTTTAACTTTGCAGTAAATTGGTGGTATGTTTGCATTAAGATATGCCATTTGTCTCCTATCATTTTATATCTCCCCAATTAAAACCTTTTTCATAATCCACTTTATTAGGAACCTTTAATTCAATAGCAGACTCCATAATTTCAATGACTCTTTCTGCCTTTTTATCAGATTCAATTGAGATATCAACTTCATCATGTATTTGAATATGAGGTAAAATGCCTTCATTATACAAATCAACCATACATTTTTTTGTCATATCAGCAGCAGATCCTTGAATAAGTCTATTCAATGCCTTGTAAGTAAATGCTCTTTTCAATGGCTCACCATATTCTTTTCTGGCCTGTTCTAAAGGTAATGGCTTGTGAATACCAAACTGAGAAGGTTGCCATAAATCAAAATGACAAACTCTTCCTTGTAGAGTTCTAATCTTTCCTCTGTCATTCGCTTTCCGCGATACAGCATCCATGAGTTGTTTAACAAATGGAGCCTTTTGATGATACTGTTGAATAAGTTTTTCAGCTTCTTCTTTTAACAATCCTAATTCAGCCATCAATTTATTTTTACCCATGCCATACATCAAACCTAAATTAATTGTCTTGGCTTGTTTTCTTTCAATGCCTGCAAGGTCTGCAACAGCCTGGTGGAAATCCGCGTTCCCCGCTCCGTAGGCCTCGACAATAGAATCAACACCCGTTAAGTTTTGTAACTTCGCATAGTGAACGAGTATTCTTGGTTCTTGTTGCGAGTAATCAAAGCTACCCCACACACAACCGTTCTCAGGAATAAAAATAGATCGGATCATTGGACCCAGATCTTTGTGTCGTGCAGGTATTTGTTGTAAGTTAGGATTACTCATTGAGAATCTTCCTGTCACGGTTCCACCATCATCAGATCGTATTTGATTAATGTCAGCATGGATTCTTCCATTCACCGCATGCTTGGTTATCGTATCAATAAAAGTGGTATGTGCTTTGTTAAGTTCTCTTGCATCAGCAATCGCTTTTGCAGTTTCGTGAGGATGGTTTTGTAAAAAGTTTTTTGTAAAACTTGGTTTGCCTGTTTTTTCTGTTTTGTCATATGGTAAATTTAAATGATCAAAAACTTTTGCAATGGATGCTGCAGCCCAAATTTCTACTTGAATTCCTGTTAAGTGTTTGATTTTATTGAGTATTTTCTTTTCTTCAGATTCTAAGTGTTTTTTAATTTTATCTGCTTTTTCTAAATTTACAGGAACACCTTTGAATCGCATATCAACAAGACATGGAAATAATTTTGTCTCTAAATCAAAAACATGTGTAAGTTCTTGTGCATAGATTTCTCTTTGCAACACTTGCCATAACTTTAAAGTTGATTCTGCATCTCGTTCTGCGTACTGACCTACAAACATAGCAGGCATTTTCCACATTTCAGCTTTCGCATCTAAACCATATTCTTTTGCTGCAGCTTGTAATACTTTTTCATCTTTACCTAACTTACAATATTCTTTTGCTAAAGAATCTAATCGGTAACTTAATCTGTTTTCATTAATCAACGATGCTGCAATCATGGTATCCACAATTTTACCTTTGATCTCAATACCAAAACTTCTTAACCAACAGACATCATACATGGCATTGTGAAATATAAATGTTTTATCTTCTCGTTTACAAATATCTTGTAACCAACCTTTGACTAAATTCTTATCTAGATTACCGCCTTGACTATGACCAATAGGAAAATAACCTTGCCAACCTTCTACAGCAACTGCAATTCCTGCAATATGTCCTCGACCAACCACGTTCCCCGATCCAAGTTCCTTTAAGTTTGGATCACAGGTCTCTAAGTCTATCGCAATCTCATTGTATTGCGATAGGTCTTTAAGTTCATCAGGCATGACCCATTCAGTTTGTGGAACGAATAGTGGCTCTTGTATAGTTCTCATTTATCCCAGCCTTTTCTTATGTGTGCAATTTCTAATTCACAATAATGAATAATTTTATTTAAATCTTCAATTCCATTTTTCTTTTCATATCTTACCGCATATTTAATGACGTTGGCCTGAAAAGGATTAAGATCGTTTTCTCGGATAAAAGTCCAAGGCTGTATTTTCATTTTATAGTGTTTACCACCAATTTGTTTTTCTTCTGGAAATATTCTTTCCAATGCGTCTTTTGTGCTCATCGTTTCTCCTTTATAGTTAAATGTGGTAGTTGTTGATTTAACGGCAAATGGTTTTTAAGGGGATTAAGAAGAACCGAACCAACTACGCTGCTATAGCAAGACTCTACCACTAACCTTATTATGTGACTCCTCACCCCGACTTGTAACCTCATATTAAATACGCTTTCTCAAAATTTTTAGGATCCACGATATGTAGTTCCTTCTTTGCTCTTGTTGCTCCTGTGTAGAACAATCGGTGGAGCTCATCAGGATCCTGCGCAAACGTTTCCATAGCCGCATTTGTAATATCTTGAAGTAGGAGTACCTTATCAGCCTCGCCTCCCTTTGCACCATGGATGGTTGACATAATAATTCTAGGATTCTTATTGATCTTCTCACCATTCGCTCTCATATTACGAATATAATTAATTGTCAAGTTGTCTAATCCTTCAAACGATTCAAACCAAACTTTGTCTGTGAGCAAACCATATTTTTCTTTACAATCTTCAATGTTATATTTTTCTTCTGTGTGAAATAACTTACCTTCTCTAAAACCTTCAGCAACATTTCTTCCTAAATACTTGTACATGTTTTTTAATTCTAAATGTGCAAACACTGCACCTTTTCTAAACTGTTCCCAATTGTTTAATGCAAGTAACAATTTTAAATTAATAGAATTTCTTCCTTTATATTGATAATACCATCCTCTTAATTCACATAATTCTTTGACATCATCTAAAAAATGATTAGCCGTAGATAATACTAACCAATTGCCTTCTGACATGTTGACTTGTGTTATGTCAGAGTATCTTTTTAAAATACCTTCTTCTTGTCTTGGTTTGTAATCTTTATCAAATCTATTTTGTACCTTTCGTATAACCTTTTGAGATAATTCATGAATAGGACCACCTGGTATTCTGTAAGATTGGTCTAGTGTTTGTATATCATCAACTTCTTCTTTTAATGCTATAAAGTGATCTACATCAGCACCTGCCCACTTAAAAATAGCCTGGTCATCATCACCTGCAATATAAGTTTTGTTTGCATTTTTCCATATGTCTCTAACCATTTCCCATTGCAATAAAGATAAATCTTGTGCTTCATCAATAAACAATACATCAAACTTAGCTTCTATTTCCTTCTCAATGTAATCTTCTATAAGATCAGTAAAATCTCTAAGACCTTTTTCTTTTTTATATCTTTCTAATTCTTCTGAGATTAAATAAAGTGTATCTCTTTCAATGTCTAATATGTTTTGCCTGCTGTCATAGTATTCTAATAAATCCAATCGTCTAACTCTAGCTGTATTGATGATGGTTAAATATTCATTATCAGAATTAAACACACCGTCTTCTTCTGAATACGATGCAACTTTGATTGGAATACCACATTTTTGACCAAATTCTTTATAATCTTCTTTCTTCATCATTTTCTCTTTTGTCATACCAAGTTTATGAAATGCAAAAGAATGTAAAGTTCTAAAGTTTTCTAAGTCTGTATCAATATCAAGTCCAAATTTTTCTGCTGCACGAGTTGCAGCTTCTGTTGCAGCTTTCTTTGTAAAAGAAAAATAACCTATTTGTCTTGGTCTAGTCCCCTGTTGGATAAACTGGTCGACTAAATTTAACAACGTTGTCGTTTTTCCTGTTCCTGGTGGACCTAGTACGATCGTCTTCATATTGTTTTATCAACTTTCTCCTTAATATATCGTTTTGTATTTTTAATGTTTCATTTTCTTCTGTTAGTTTTTTTATCTCTTGTCTAAATCTTAAATGCCAATTGATACCAACATCTCTACTAAATTTCATTAAACCCCCAACATAAAATAAAATATACAAAAACAAGTCATTAAACCTAAATCAAATACTAAAGTTGTATTAAAATTCATACCAAACCTCTTATTTTTGCTTGTTCAAAAACATCTTTTCTCGAAGCCTTCTTTTTTTTGCCAGTTATATTTTGTTTTTGTGGAATGTGTTCTAAATTAGATACTCTATAATTCCATGTTTTATTATCTTTATGATGAAAAACATATTTTCTTTCACATTCTTGCCATGTTAATCCTTTAGGTGGTTTAAAAAACGCCCTTCCAACAATTTTATGAAATAAAATACATGCTGTGTTATTGCCCTCATTTAAGGATTGCAGTGTTATCATTGGATAATCAAAATGAATACTTAACATTGGTTTAAGTATCTTAATTCCACGTTCACTTTTAGAAGTAATAAAAGGAAAATCATTCCCCTTTAAATTATTTGCCATGTCAGAAAATGGGTGTGTTTCTCCAGTGGGGTAGATATGATACTTATCTGGTATAATATTTAAATCTCTTGTCTCAGATACAGGAAATAATTTAGATATTTCTATTCCTTTTTTTGGATCAAATACAACACCTGCTTTTGTTTGATTATACATGTTAAACAATGATGGCTGATTCATTAAAAATGCTCCTCTTGATACGCAACTTGTGAAACTGTTGTTTCTTGTTTATCCATAGTTTTAATTTGAATTAATCTAGGCATTCCTCCTTTTAATTCTTTTCTTATTTCTTTTTCAAAACAATCGAGTTGTTTAATTAAATTACCTGTTTTAATTTTATCCATTTCCCAATTATTTCTTTTACAAAATGAATAAAAGTCATCCATTCTAAAAAATGTATATTCTTTGTTTTCATCTGTATAAGGAAGTTTGTTAAATATATCTTCTATTGTTCTTGCTGATTGTCTGTTTGTAGTCCAATCTTGTAACAAACCTGTGATTTGATTTATTGGATCTAAAGATTCTAATGGTTCTACTTCTTGTAAATTTTCCATTAAAGGTTTTAGATAATGTTGTTTCCAATCTTTTGGTTTAACCAACGGCACAATTAAGTTTGCTTGATCTAAACATGCCAATGCAAATAGTCCTGGAGCATATAATTGTTCTGTTTTTAATTCTATTCTTGCATCTCCTACATTTAAAAACCATTGTGGTGGCCTTGATGCATACTTGGTTAAATTACCTAATTCTGGTATTTGTTCTTCATCATAACCTACACCAAATCTTTTCATTCTACATAGTCCAGGATCACATACTGCATTAATGGGTGCATCCTTGCATCTGTATTTATCATAACCTTTACGGTTGACTGATTTAATGAGTTGTTGAACTTCACTGTTACTCAATGGTGGGCTCATGTATTTTTGATTTGCCTGAACTAAATCATCTTCCCATGTGTCTGGTGCGGATTGTTTAAAATAAACGGCAATATTAAATAATGCATTGTTTCTAGCACCTTCACCAAAACCATCTTTTGCTAACTTATTTAAACAAGGTGGTCCATCTACAAACGCTTCATCTTGTTTCTTTTTTTTAACTTTTACTTCTGGTGCAGAGTCTTGAACATATTTATCATAGAGTTCATAGAATCCTTCTAAATCTAAACTGTTGCCCTCATCATCAAATGCATAACGAAGACCTGTTGTGTTTTTGTAATATGGTAAATTTAAAAAGTTTCCTGTATCTCCACGTTCCACGAGTATTTCTGTTTGCTTAGGAAATATTTCTGCACCTTCATAGCCAAGTGCTTCAGCCATTTTCTTTAATGATCCTTGCATCTCTGATGCAGGAATAAAATCTTTGGTAAATAAAAATACGTGTGCGCCGCCTGACTTAGAACGACAGACGATTAAAGGAAAATTTTTAGAGCGTATGTCGTTAACCAAATCAGCATGGTTAAAATTATACTCATCAATATCAATACACCCCCACCTACAAGTATTACGTTCCGTAATAGGAATGATGCCCAAAGCAGGGCCCTGTCCTTCGAGATGTTTTTCCCAGAGTTCATCTGTGACTTGTCCTCTGACGATAAATGCTTTTCCTTTTTGTTTTCCTTCTCCATTGTTTTCTCCTTTCTGATATTGTCCATATGCAATGGTTAAACCTTCAAAGATTTCTTTAAACTTCATAGATTCCTTTCTGTTGTGATGGGGCCCTTTCGAGCCCCACCTGATTTAAAACGGAGTATTGTCCGCGCTCTTCTCTTCTTGCGCATGTTTTGCCTGAACATCTCCAGACTTAACACTAGACGCAAATGCCTTTGCTTGCTCGTATAGATTCTTGTTTTGTACAGGACCTACTTTAGATACTGACCAACCAAACCAAGTACCTTTGTCATTAGACTGTTGTACAGTTTTTAAATTGTACACATGACTAAACATTGGTGGAGTAAACAAACCATCTTTACCTTGAAGCTTTATGCCTGCCATCAAAGTATTCCAGTTCTTACTTGTCTTTAGCTGAGTTGATTTCATTGTAATCAAAGCAGTTTCTGCACTGTCGTCATCACATACCATGACGAAATACGATGCAGTATTTTCAAGATAGTTTCCGCTTTTAAGTCTATCTTTATTCATACTATCTCTTGTAGCTTCATGAATAATTGGACTTGATGCGGCGTGAACTGCAACTGGTGCTCCAGTGCCTTCACCCCTATCTTGCCATTCAATGTATTCTCTCTTGTAGTAACAAGGAATTACATTGATACCTTTTACACCATCATACAACTTGTTAGTTACAGAGTTATAGATCATACCAGCTTTGGCACCTTCTATATACTTTGAATCTCTCTCATTGATCTGAGGTGATAGTTGGCCCAATACTCTGATAAATGGAAGAGCAAGATCTTGCTGATCCATATTATCGAAACCGACTTGGGCATCGGCTTCAAACAAACCTGCTGTAGGCAGATTTGTTTCTTTTTTTGTCACGCTTCGCGTTTCACTGTTCGCCATTAACGTTTCTCCTATTTCTGGCTAAGTTTAGTTTCATCTTTAACAAATAAATGAAAAAGATCGGAAGGCATGTCGAGGCCAGCCTCGACACGCTCCCTGTATAGGGCTTTCAAAGTCATGGGCTCCACTTTGGATTTCTGTACAGGCTCATAACCTTCTTTTGCCGCAAGGCCTAACAAATGTTCTGCCTTGTTGTCTTCTCCACGACCAAAGGTTACAGCAACTTCATTTTTAATGATGTCACCTAAACCTTGCTCACGAAGCCATTGATACGCCGCTTCCTTCTTCGCAGGATCTTTTGGAATCGTACAGCTGTATTTTTTATTTACCTCTAGTACCGTTCCATCGGCGAGTTTCAAAGATGCCAAACCTTGCTCTGCAAGTATGTTTGGAATCACCTCTGAACTAATCTTGTCGTATTGTGCTTTCAAGTCTTTTACTTGTTTTTCTGTATGTTCTATTGATTTTTGTAGATCTGTTAATTTATCTACATGGATTGCTAAAGAATTAATGTCGGTATTCTCCATCAATTCACTTTTGTCTTGTTCGAAGTCGATGCTCATGACTATCCTTTCTGGTAGAGATCGAAATTAATTGGATAATATTTAGCCTCTCTTCGATCCCATTTCAAGAGTCTAAACTGACCATTGGTTGTGTCTGAAACAATTGCACAAGAAATACCAATGATCGCAGGATCTCCTGTAAGCAATATATAATCCTGTTTTCTAAAATCACGTAAATTTTTTCTCATCTTAAATATAAATGGTGCAGGTGAGAAAATGATTTGAGAGTCAGGACCATAATTCGGTAAACAAATAACTAAGTAACCAAAATCAGATGCGCCTAATATATTAATATTAGTCGGCGGTGTTTGTAATACATAAACAAAATTTTCATCTGGGTTCTCTTTATAAAATTTTAAGAACTCTTCTAATGAATCTTTTTTATATAATTCAAATATTTTATTTTTCATTTCTAAACTTTCTGTTTTATTCTTGACAACTATATAAAGATTATTATATCTATGTCAATAGAAAGAATAAAAAAATTATGAACTATAAATTTAAAACTAAACCTTATGCACATCAATTAAAAACATTAGAGATGTCGTGGGATAAAGAAGAGTTTGCATATTTTATGGAAATGGGAACAGGCAAATCTAAAGTTCTTGTTGATAATATTGGTATACTTTATGATGAAGGTAAAATAAATGCGGCGCTAATTATAGCACCAAAAGGTGTTTATAGGAACTGGTATTCTGGTGAAATTCCAACACATTTATCTAGCCACGTTCAACACAAAAAGGTACTATGGACCGCTTCAACATCAAAAGCAAAGGATAAAGAGTATCAATCTT